TTGTCCATATCGACAGGGTTACTGTTGTCGTCAGTCAAATTGCGTCCTTTCAGACGTCCCGGGGTTGCGGATTACTCGCTAGGCTGGGTTGAGGCCTTAGCGTCCGATTGTTCTTTAGCGTTCTCCATCTCCTCTTCACGCATAGCCACATCGGCTTCGTGTTCGAGTTGCTGGAGTTCGAATTCTTTGTCCTTAGCGGCAAACTGTCCGTACGCAGCTAGTCGAGCCGTTTCCGCCTCGTACTCTGCAATGGTCAACTTACGCATCTCAATGTCGTGCTTAGCTTTGAGGACGGCATTTTCCATTTCCATCTTCTTCAGCTGTTCCATGCCCTGCTGTAGCTGCTCTTGTAGCTGAGCCTGCTGCTGCATAATGGCATTTACGTCGGGACCACCGTCTCCCATTTCCTGCTTTTCCTTCTCGGACAGCAGTTGGGGTGGGACCATCTTGCGAAGGCGCTCAGAGAGTTCTTCAGCTCCCGGCCAGTCCTGAGCCTTAACAACCAAGTCGCTTCAGACCTGCATAATCTCAGGAGCCACCTGAATGGCTTCCATCATGGCCTGAGCGGCCTCGACTCGCCTAGTGGTGTAAGAAGCACCCGTCGTAAGAGCTACGTCGTACTTACCGATAGCGAGATTGGGACTCTGCGGATCGTACGGGTCATTGATGCTCTGAAGCTTAACGGACTCGTCTTCCCCGATGATGCGGATGATACGCGTACCATCATAAATCTGCCCGATTAGCTGATTGACAACGTCTCCGGTTTCGAGGATAGCTGCGTTTCCATTATCGTAATAAGTAAGGCTAGCAACGTCACCTTCTCGCTGTCGGGCCATGATTGCTCGACCACTTGTCTCATTACTTTTAATGCCGAGGGAAGCGTCATGGATGCCTGTGACATCTTTCATGTCCTGTGTGTTGACTTGAGCTTCATTCAGCAGCGCCATTTGCATGGGCGGCGGCTCAAGGCGTTTAATGTTGCCGTCAATAACGGCTTCGTCGTTTACAACCAGAAGCGGGTCACGGGTAAGGTGAGCCCTACGAATGGCCTCTTCCTTGCCTTCCACCGCAGACTCTGTGGCAATCCACTGTGCCTTGGGGGCGTACCCGAGCTGCTCAGCGGCAATCGACCGCCAGAAGTTACGCAGACGAGCCGCGTCCTTCATAAAACGCACGAGGCCGTGGCGAACTCGCCTGTCTCCGACCGTAATGGTTCGCCCTGCCATGCGAATGATGGGGATGCGGTCCAGCTTCCACTCGTACGGACCAGAAAGAATCTTGAAACCCGTAACGAGGTGCATCTGAGCGTACTTACACGGAGACAGACGGCTCTTAACCATCTTACCGTGCTTATCCATGTACGCATTCAGCGTGTCTGCGTCGTTCTCTTCCAGCTTATAAATAGCACCGTCTTCGAACATTGCCAGCAGAATGTTGCGTTCGATTATCCGCCAGTGCTCTGTAACTCGTACCGTACCGGTATCAATCCAACCCCCGGACGACATGATGCGCTTCTCTTGCTCTCGCAAGGTTGAAGGGTCTGCTTCCGGCCAACGACGCTTGAATTCCTTTTCGGGAATGGTGTCGTCCACGAAGCAGTGCGTCGCGTCACGGCCAGTGGGGTCAATGGACATACGGTCCCAGACAACGGACAGAGCGTCATCGATGGGGTCAATCGTAATTTCTTGGTCAAATACGTCTTCTGCGGCGTACTTAACAGAAACGCGGAGAGCACCGTCCCCGCATTGAATCATTGACTCGAAAGCACTGTCGTATGAGCGGTCAGCTCGGCAGTCTGTCTCGATGGCTCTAATAAGGTCGGCTCGAACGTCCGCTACGGCCTTGTCGCCGTTCTCAGCAGGAAGAACCTTAACCGCGTTCTTGTTCTCTCGCCAGTCTCCCACCAGCTGGGCTGTAAACTGGGGAATGGTGTTGATTACAAGACACGGCAGCCCGGCACGCTGCTGCAGGACTTGAGGGTCCCACTGCTCGCCCGCAACGAACTTCTTGTCTTCCAGAGCCGCTTCGCGGTTGTCTGCATCGAACTCAAGGTCAAGCTTGTACGTCTCACGCATGTCCTCAAGGTAATCTTCGACACTGTCAAAACCCTCGGGTACGTAAGAAACCTCCGGTTCGGCAACGTCCTGTTGTCCGAAGTTCAGAGCTTCAATCTCACCTTTGTTGTCCGTTTTAGTTTTCTTTACCATTCAAACTTTCTACCGAAGCCGATGGGATTCGGAAGCCTCCACAAAGGGACACCTCCAGAGTCCAACAGCCCTGTTGGTTCCAGCGTACTATCGTCGACGTGGGGAACGTGGAGCTCAGTATAATCTTCGAACCACCAATCTCCGGGATCGTCTTCATCGCTTCTAATTCTTCGACTGATGTATCGGGGCAATTGTGCTTCATCCTGCCATCCAACTCGTGTCCGAGTAACCCCGATACACGTCGTTAGTACTATTGGGGTTAATAATCTTTGGCCCGTCCACCTTCTTCTCTTCCTTCTGACGACGTCCAGTCATCTTGTCGAAGAGGAAGGAAAGGCCCCAAACCAGCGCGTCCATGCGGTCAGGAGAGCCGTTGGCCCTGTCGTAGTCCGCAGAGAAGATGCACATCTGGTCTTCTAGTTCGTCGAATCGTCCAACGTGGTGGACTCGTCCTTGTTCGTACAGTGCGGACACAGGCTCTGCTCGTACGAGCTTACCACGTGAAGCATGTACGAGGCTAACAGGGACGTTTCGGTCAACAGCTCGGATGACGGCTTCGACCATCTCCCCTCCCTGATTTTTCTCTGCAACAATTCTGTCAGCCTCAAATTCTCTATACAGAGCGACAGCAGCTTTTGCCCATTCGTCAGGCGCTCCTCTAAGACTTCGGTCAGCAAGGACATACCCGCGGTTATATCCGTCAGCGTCTCTTGCAAGTCCGACGCAAACAACTCCTGTTTCGTCCGATCCTTCTTCACTTGAAGTGGCAGGGTCAACTGCAACGATAATCCTTTGTAGCTCTAGAGGGGCTTTATTTACGCGATGTTCGTCAATTTTACTTCGTTGCCAGAGAGCGCCCGGAATATCTTCCAGGACTTCGCCTTCCAGCTCCTGCCGTCCCAATCGGGTTCCGCCGTACCTGTCTTCAATCTGACGAAGGAACGGTCCCGCTAGGTTGGCTGCGTTGTCGTACGTTCTTCCACGAGTGACTACCGTATCGGCATCATTCATTAGCTTACGAATAAGTGGAAGGGGTCGTGGGGTCGTAGTAACAATCTGTCGCGGTCTGTTTCCAAGTCGAAGACCAAACTGTAGCTGGTCCCATGCTTCCTGCATGTACTTCCACTTGGCGACCTCGTCTCCCCATGCCGCATCGTGCTGCGGACCACGGAGCTGGTCGGGTTCAACCGCGTTATAAAGGGTGGCTACAGCGCCATTGGGCCACGTGAGCCGTCGCTTTGAGGGCTCAAAGTTTGGTCTAAAGTCCTTTGGGTGGCAAGCAAGAATGCCTGCAGGCCCCTCAACCATAACGTCCCGGGCATCTCCGCTAGTCTCTGCGACGAGAGCGATGTAAGAGCACTGCCCGCGAGCAAGAGGTGTCGGGCCGCAAGCCCAGTCGCGAATCGTCTCCGCTCCTGTGCGAGTCTTCCCCCAACCTCGGCCAGCGAGAATAAGCCATGTAGTCCACTCTCCGGGTGGAGGGAGCTGGTCTGGACGGGCCCAGAAGGGCCAGTGGTGCTTAAGTTCAGCTTTGGTCTCCGCCGGTAATTTCGAAAGTAACTGGGACCTCTCCGCCTCGCTCAATGAGGCTAGATATTGCGCTGGTGAAAGCATCTGCGGCCTCTTGGACCTGCTGATACTTGATTGGGTCTCCGTTTGGTCCACTAATTTCCTGTCGTTCAATAAACATACCCAAGTGGCGAGCTAGAAGCTCACAGCCTTTGAGTACAACCGCGGGCTTACCGTCTCGGTCCGCCTCTTCGATGGCCTTAACCACCTTCTTAATTACGTAGTCCGGCTTAATTGCCGTGTCTGCCTGCCGCCTGTCCGCAAGATGACGAATGGCGAACTTAATCGCGGGGTGGTCCATCATCTCGTACCCCATACGATTAGCGTACTTGGTGTTGTACCCTGCCCTGAGGACCGCCGCAGCCGCGTTAAAGTCCACAAGGTATTCCTTACAGAAAGCTAGTTGCTTCTCCGTAAGAAGATTCATAATCTTTTCTGGGTCTCCGCTGGCGATTGCTCTGTCAACGTGACCGCCTTCTTTCTGTCGTATGCGGGCCATTATAGCTTTTTCGGTGCTTTCGTCTTCTTCGAACGCCTATTATAGTGACGATTCGTTGATTCACGTAGAATTCTTAGGTTGGAAGGGCTTTCATTGGCCGTGTTACCGTTCTTGTGGTCCACGTCCTTGCCGTCGCCCTTGTGAACAAGCCCCTTACGCTCCATAATCCTGCGGGCCTTATTCCGCTGGGCACGACGCTTCTTTTGCTCAGGCTTCGCGTTGTAGCGTTTCTGAGCAGCCTGTCGACCGGGAGTGTTAGGTAGCGTAGAAATTAGAGTTTTCCCTTCCTTATACACACATTATAACATATTCCGTGTACAATGTCAAGCAAAATCGTACAAAAGTGAAATATTTTTATGAAATTGCATTTTTTACTTGACAAAGTGTGTTGAATATGTTATAATACCTTATTAGGTCAGAGGGGTTAAATATACATATATAGTATTACTCCTTATATAGGGCCTGTCCCGTAGTGGAAGGATTATATAGGACTACTGCCCTAGCTCGCTAGCTAGCTCGTTAGGATTAGCCTAGGGATGGTGGGGCGGCATGGCCTAGGGGCCGGGATACTGGTCCGAAGGACAGGACTCTGCGGCCATGTCCTCGATTCAATAATCTCTAATTCATAAATTATTATAAGATATGGGGCCTCCTGCCGTGTTGTAAGGGGGCCTTTTTTATTTTTTATAAACTACAAAATGAGATTTTATATAGCTCTCTAGGCAGTCTTTTGCCGCCCGACAGACAATCGCGGTTCATCCCCCCCCCCTCCCCCCGACCCTAACTAAAGTTAGTGTGCCCCCGCCGCCACAGTGTTGCTCTAACGCTACAGTCAGCTACCCTCATGCTAATGATAATCATTCTCAATAACATACCCTTCCGTAACCTTCTAGTGCGAAGCGTTATCAGGTCTAGGTGAAAGTGTGGCAGGACGGCAACACATGTGACATAAGCAGCCCACGTGCCCTACGGGAAATAGGGAACACGCGCGCGTTGCAAGAACCGTGCCAATCCACGAACCATGAATACGTATTCATAGCGAAGAAAGAGCTTGCAACCTTTGTCCCCTTCGTGCATTCTTCTCGTGTCATTCAGGAAGGCCACTAGGACAACCGCTACGGCAACAGTCCGGCTAGACCGCTTGACA